CAAAGTCACTCAAAAAGGTGTTCGCACCTGCAACAATCTGAGGAGGGATGGGTGCGATTGTTGTCTCCAAAGGAACCTTAAACGGTCTTCTATTCTTGTTAGTTTCGTAAAGGTTTCTGAGTTCAGTGATTCGAGACAATGTAAGTTCTGGGTGTGCTTTGATGATCTCACCATTGAGCATGGGACGATTGATACCGTGACCACCCTCAGTGATCATTTCGATAAAGTGGTATCTTGCGGTCACACCGGCAGGTGTTGATTTTAAATATTCCGCATACAACGGCTCTTCAACAAACACGAAAAAATCAAAGCCCGATGACAAAGTATACTCAATAAAACTTTTGCCACTGGCACTTACACCTTTAACTTCAACATACTCTGGCATTGCAAAACTCCTTACGCTGGGATGTCATCTGGATCAAATCCACCGTTGAGATTGATTGGGAATCCACGAATGTCTGTGCGAAGCCCTCCGATTGTTGCCTTACCAAGAACATTCAAATCGAAGTCGCCGATAACAGTCACTTCTAAATCTTTGAGTGAGGTGATCTTCGCACCTTGCGATAGAATAACACTTGTCGCTCCATCAAGTTGAACATTACATGGACCCACAACATGCAGGTCATTTTCACCCATGACAACTGTATAGTTTTTGTTTACAACCTTCAAAGTTCTTTCACCATCAGGACCGATTTCTTCAAAGGTTCCTGAGCGATGGTAGCGGTGCATTCTCTCTGCACCCGGAGTATCATCGAATTCTTCAACGTGACCACTCTCAGTAAACTTGACATGGTTGAACGGATATTGTGCGGCATATCTTGGTGGTGGTTCACCGACAGGAACAAAACTGTAAGGAATGTTTGGATCAGCAGCGAGCATCCCATCAAGATTGTTTAGCCTTGTTTCGACAGGAACACCACCAGCACCGCGAGCAAGAGAGTTTGTATCGGTGTCTGTGTTCGGTCCCTCTGTCAAAGGATAGTTTTTGTTGGGGTCTTGGAATCCATCAGTCGGTGCGAGTGAGGTTCCTGTTTGTAACCCACCGAGAGTTCCAAAAATGACTGGATGTTGTGCATCTGCACCATCTCTAAAAAATCCAACAACCCAAGTCCCCTCAACGGGTCCGAGTGGTGTAGTGCCGATTCCACTCATTGCCGCTGATGTCATAGGCTGTACGGGATGCGCCCATGGCAAATCCTCGGTGGGTAGATCCTCTTTGTTTTCGGTGTGATAACCAACACATCGAACACGAACGCGACCAAGTTGCAAAGGATCATTTCGGTCCTCAACTACACCCTGAAACCATACCATATTCAAATTCATGCTCTCTCCATATTGTTATATTGCACCGCACGCTTTGGTGTATTCCTAAAGTTTCTTGTCAGCCCAAGTGACATCTTATGTGTATTACCTTGAAACTCAAAGTTATGACTAAGTGCATTGACTAAGTAAGACCCTGAGATATCTTCATCGACTGAATCCTCAGAAATGGTGTTTGGCGGAACGTCAATGTTAACAGTCATGCCTGCCTCGATGATGTGATTACCCGGAACAGTGATCTCTAACTGCGTATCGTACATAAGAGTTTTTTGACTGATCATATTCAAATGACCTTCATCGTCAATGTAAAGGTTTTCATCTGGGTCACCGCTGGGTGTGTTAAAGTTAAAACTCGCCACATCAAAAGACACGATGTTTCCAAATCCAGAAAACTCGTTTTGTGAGACTTCTGGAAGTTGAATTGGAAACTTATTGATTGCATCTGCATATGGATTTTGTGTTGAGTAGTCGAAAACTCTTCGATCTAATCGCTTAGTCGTGATGTCAAATTCATACATCTTTGAGGTAAATGCACCACCCATTGTTTGCATCATGCGATTTCCCGTTGTTGGAAAATCCATAGTCTCAATGGTAAACAATGATGCCAGCCTTTCATCAATTGATTCATCAAACCTATTCTCAGTGTATTTTTTACTGTAGCCGATGACTGGAGTTCCCTCTTGCACACCCTGAATTGTTGCGGTTTTGAATCCTGTCAAAGTTTCCCACATGAAGTATCCAAAGTCATTTGACTCTGATATCAAGTCATTCATGGCAGAGCCAATCATTTGTGACGGTCGCATGAACGGAAAGGAGTAACGCAGTGGTGTTTGAGTTTCAGATCCTTTTGTAATTCTTAAAAACGCATATCTAGTATCTACAAGGTCAAGTGTGCGAATACCACCAGTCTGAAAAACCGAATCACCTAGAAAGTTCGGTAGCCCAACACGATCAGGATTTAACCTATCAAAGTAAAACTCATTCATCAGTTGCAACACTGGATCAAATCCAACACCACCGACACTTCGACTAATCATTTTGTTAGAGTCAAAAAACATGGATGGGGAAACAAGAGTAAGTTCAACGAAATCACCCTGCTGTGTTGGCATCTTTGTCCGCGACACATCAGTTACTTTGAGAACAAACACAGATCTTGTGTCAGTGTCATCCCTTGAAAAGAATCCTCCGATGTTGTTTTTAGTAACATCAGGAAGTGGTGTTCTAAATGCACCAACGATGTATACGTCATTTTTGAAATCATAAAAACGTAAAACATTGTTCGCATCTGTAAAGGTCAAAGAACCAGTCATAAACTTTTGCTCAACACCCTCATAAATTGATAAGTTGTTCGCAAACTGTAAAAGGTTAAAAGAAGAATCACCTCTTACAGCGTACAGTGCCTCGAATTCAAAGTCACCTTGGCGTTCATAGTTATTACGCATTTCGGAACAACTTCCTCATTTCAAGTTCCAACGCTGGTACGAATTTTGGGTCGATTAGGTTTAGAACGGATTTGTCATAGTTGTCTTTGAACTCTTTCGTCCTGTTAGTTACAACGTACGTTCCCACATTATTGTAAACGTAATCGAATAGAAGAGTTGGAGTGCCATATGTCACTGCGGTCGCAAAGTCAGCACTTGTGGTTCCAATTGATGTTTGGACACCGTGAGCATTTGGGACTGATGCCAGCGGGTTGAGTGGATCGGAACTAGCACCCTCAAGCCTTTCAGCAAAGTAACTTGGTGCATCTATGCTATCAACTGCTTTTTGAACCGTTGCAGACAGAACCTCAACTCGACCTTCCAAGATTGAAAGGGTGTCGTTTACTTTGAACTTTGCAGTTTGTTCAAATAACTGAACAGAACCAAAATTGTCATTGAATGATTTGATAGTGCCTCTTGGTTCATTTGAGTAACTTACTGACCCATCAGAGTTTGTTGTTTTTGTAATTGCTAGACTTCCAGTCGTGATGCCAGCACTGTTCAACGATAGCGGAAATGATGAACCCACAGCGGACAAAAACAGAGTTTGTCCTTGGTACTTCTTCTGCATGTATTTGTCGTGTGACGAAGTTGAAAGACTCACCCCGTAAAATGGATCAATAACTTTATTGAACAACATAATGACCCAAGACAATTCATCTCGACCATAGAATTTTCTTGCGATAGACTCTAGTGTGTCACCATCTCTCTTTTTGTATGTGACAAACTGTTTGTCTTTTTCAATGGACTCGTCTGTGAAAACCACCTTGCGAAGAATATCTTGAACTTCAACAATGTTGTCCTCAATCACTCGGCTAATTTTTGGGTAACTTTTGAATAACATTAGAAACCTTTCAGGACGAACTGCCTATTCATTGTGATTGCTTGTGATAGCGAAATACTCATTTGTACCTCGGTCGGTGTGCCATTTACAAAGAAGGATGACTTTGCTTGTGGTGAATAATTCAACGACACAGAGTTTACAAAGCAGCGACCAATTCTTGGAATTTCTGTGTTCTCTCGAAGCCTCTGTTGAACTTTCGTTTTCTTTCCACCAATGCCTAAGAAGCCACCTTCTCTGACTTCAGCCTCTCCCAATATATCAGAGGCTTCTGAGGATACAACACTGCGACCAAACTTATCTGTTGCATCAACGTCATCAGTTAGAGTCGTACGATAAAACTTTACCTCGACCTCATGGGGTGCAAAATATTGAAGGGTGCTTTCTGAGAGTTCGGGCAACGAGTGAAATCTAAATGCTTGAATGATGTTTCGCATCATCTTTGCTTCTTTGGGACTGGTTGGTGCAAAGGTGAAGTTAAACTGAAAGGTTTTTCGTGCCATACCTTTGAAGGCGAGTTCATTGAATGGGTTCGTCGCAAGACCTAACTGTGCCTTCAACGATCCGTAAGGATCAAATCTTCCTGCCTCGCCCAAAAGACTTTGAGTTGCATCTCCAATTTTAGACGAGACTGCATCCGCAACACCAAGTTTTAGTGCGTTCTTTAAAGTTTGTGTGTTTCCCGCAGAAACCTCATAGAAGGTTCTCAATGCAGATTGGCTACCGTCATCGTAGTCAATAGTATCTGAAAAAGATAAAGTGTTCGGCACATACATGAAAATTCTGTCCTTAGATCTTTCAGTTGCTTTATTGATTCGAACATCAGTAACCTGTCTAAGTTGTCCTTGTGCAGTTGCCGCATCGACCGCAGCCCGTTCATCGGCAGTCAAATCAGCATAAACCACATCGGGACCATATTGACCTCCAAATATTTCTCCAACCACATTCTGTCTGGTGGTATACGGACCTTGTGCATACTGATTATCTTTGATGATTTTAACTTGCTCTTCTGACATATTTCCTGTAAAAGAATTGCCCGCTGCCTCGGGGAATGGTAAACTTCCCTGCGATAAAAGTCCAAGATCTTGACCGATTTCAGCAGCGGCGTTTCCGATACCCTGAATCGCCGACTTAACATTACCAACCACATTTGCAGCATTGAGTTTTGGACTAGTCTTTGAGAAAAACTCAAACGAAATCAAGTTGGGAAGTTTACCCGAGTTTTCGAAAATATCAATCGGATACCTCATATCACGTTCAATGTTTTCTTCACCTAAAACTCCACGATCACTAAAACGAGACTCACCAAATCCGACCTCTAGTTCTTCTAAGAGTTCTTCAAAATCTGTGGCATTTGAGCCTAAATCATCAATTGAATTGCCACCACCACCACCACTGTCACCATTACCACTGCCAGATTCACTTGTCGCCTCTGATTCAGCAACAGCCTGAAATTCTTCAAGCAAAGGGTCACCGGACTCCGATGACTCCGCTTCAATAAGATCTTCAGCAAGTTGCGCCGCACCAGTGGTTGCTTCGTTTACAACAGTTAGGTCTTCAACACCAACTTCAACTTGATCAGTTTGTTGCAGTCTTAAAAATTCATCCAACTGAGCCGGTAAAGGGTTGTTTCTGTTCTGGCTAGAAAGCAGTTCAGTTATTCTATTCTGCAACTCAGCGTTTACACCAGTCAGTGGTTGTAATGAGTCATCTTGGGATTGTTGTTCATTACCGATCCCCAAAAACTCACCTACTCCTCCCGGCGGAATGATTGGATTTTCGTCAGCCATGGTTTGCTCCTAAATATATGTATGGCGTATCGTGGCAAGTTCCAACCAAAGAATCCTTCAAAATACATGGGCGACCCAACCAAGATTCAGTATAGATCCCTGTGGGAGCGAAAGTGTATGTTGATGTTTGATGATAATCCAAATGTCATTCGCTGGGCATCCGAAGAACTAGCCATTCCATATGTATCTCCCGTGGATAGAAAGCGTCACAAATACTATCCCGACTTTCTAATCGAGATGAAGAATCGTAAAGGTCAAATCGAAACTGTGTTGATTGAGGTAAAGCCATATAAGCAAACGCAGGTTCCAACAAAACCAAAACGAAGAAGCAAGACGTTTGAGAATGCCACCAAAACATACTTGGTCAATCAGGCAAAGTGGGATGCAGCAAAGATCGTTTGTGAAAATAAAGGGTGGGAGTTCAGGATACTGACGGAGAAAGAAATCTATGGCAAGCGATAATCCCAAGAAAGATGAAGAGGTTGATTTTCTTCGTGATATCATACCCGCCTTCTCTAATACCGTTTCGGAGAATAAAGCCTATCAATCATCGATCATGCAGNGTGATGTTCNCTCGCTAAGAGATGGCGATNCTGGTAGAGTTTTTGTTTCTGTATATGGTCCCCCCAAAGGATACGCAGACAACACTCTTNCCTACTATCATGTTTTTCCTGTCTTCTTGTTGCTGAGTGCGNACTCTGACCACATCACCGGAATGAATTTGTTCTACTTACCCAGAGCCGCGAGACAGACGGTTATCAGCGGATTGCTCTCTCGCTTAAATACACCTAACCCCACTGTCCACACAAAATCAACATTTAGATACAACCTTGTAAGAAACAATCTACAGGGTGCAATCATCAAGCCCACGATCAAAAAATACATCAAAAATCGAATGTCTCCCACTGTGATTCAACTTTCACCAGTGCTATGGGAGCAGATCTATGTCGGGCAGTCCGCCTCAACACTTGAGAGTGCTTGGTCACGAACCACAAGCCAAAAAGTTTATAAAGATTTTGTCACGGAAGTCATACAAGAAGTGAATANATAATAGTATGCCACTAGAATTTAACTCAATCAATAACTTGGCTTCATCTCTCNGTCGCAATCGTTTTCAGCGTCTCGGTAAGTACGTTGCCACGCTCACTCGTTTCAGCACAGGTATGCGAACAGCNGNNCAAGCAAACGGGTTTACCTCAAGAGGATTCAATGACCTGTTTAGCGTCAGAGTTGAAAATGTTAAAATTCCAGACCAAAACATGTTCACCTCTGAAATCTCTGGACCCGGCGGTTTTGATTACGAACACCCATACCAATACTCGCTGGTGAAAGATGTGACCATGACAATTTTGAACGATCAGTTTGACAGNCTGNGAAACTGNTTTGTTGATTGGNTGCGAGTGTCATCCGGNATTGGCTCAAANGGTGCTTTGCCTTACCGCTCACAAACATCATGCGACTTCTCAGTGGTTGCACTCAACGACAATGGAGTACCCACTTCGGGGTATTCAATCGAAGACGTAATTATCAAACAAGTGGACGGCACTGACTTTGATACGTCATCGAACGAACTCGTCAAATTCAATGTAATCCTATCTTGCCGCAGACTTCGAAGACTCAGCGGTGTTGAATCGAATATTGCCCTTAGCGGTCTTGTTTTCTAATGGAGTATAAAAATGGAAAAATTTGTAATCCCCACGCCAGAGTTTTCACTCAGGCTTCCTATCAGCGGTGAAAATGTAAAGTATCGACCATTCCTTGTAAAAGAGGAAAAACTCTTTCTCATGCTCAAAGAGTCAAAAGACAATGGCATGGTCATCGAAAACCTAAAGAAGATCATGCAGCGATGTATTCTAGATGAAACTAGAATGTCTGACATTGCNTATGCAGACTTTGAGTNTTTGTTTCTGAATATGCGAGTTAGATCNATTGGAGAGACTATTGATCTTGAAACAAAATGTGATTCGTGTGGTAAGAAAACTCCCTGTGTCATTGATCTGAATGCTGTGACCGAGGAGATGGAGAAGTCTACGGTCCCTGATAAGACAATCATGTTAACAGACAAAATTGGAGTTATTGTCAAACCACTTGATTTGAGAAACGCGGCTGCGGTTTCGAATCTTGCGGACAAAGATCAACTTAAAATCATCGCTGCCTTNATCGATAAGGTTTTTACAGAGACAGATGTTTCATCTTTTAGTGAATTGTCCACCAGTGACCAAAGTGCATTTATCGATTCGCTTTCAATAAAACACATTGAGTCCATCATGCAGTGTGTTCAAAAATTTCCAAAGGTCAAGGCAAACGTCGAATACACATGCACTCACTGTCAACATAAAGACAACTTCAAAGTCGAGGGGCTAGAAAACTTTTTTATCTGAGCATGTGTCACGACTCACTTGAATGGCACATGCGAACAAACTTGGTTCTTACTAGACATTGCAATATGTCAATTGACGCACTTAATGACATGATGCCATGGGAAAGAACTACATACTTTAACATGTACCTTGAGGAAATGAAAAAGGAGCAAGAGGAAAGTATGAAGAGTAATCATGCCTGAACCAGCAGGAAGTCCATCCGATCCATCGCCAACCTCATCACAGTTTTTTGATGCGAAGGCTATCACTGCGCAACTGGCATCAGCCCAGTCTGTGGAGGAAGGAACGCTTAACTCCTCTGAGCAGATCGCGGAGAATACTAGAGGACTTTTTGATTTCGTAAAGGATGACATCTCAAAGTCAATTGAAAAGATATCTTCCGGTGCTAAGGTCAGCCGAGAAGATTTGGTCATCAAAGAAAACAGAACCGCAAAAGTCTTTGGAAATATTGTGTCAACGATTACATCTGTTGATAAAGTTTTGAAAGGCATTAACAATGCAACATCAAAGTTTTTTGATGTTGTATTCAAGTCAATCCTTACTATTGGAGTGACTCTTAGTTTGGCGTATTTTGCGATTAAAATTGGTCTTGAAAAACTTGTTCAACAAACTAGTTCTGGACTTGCGTCCCTTATTGCCATTCCAAGACTACTAGCCCCGATAGGTGCTTTACTCGGTACAGTTGGTGGTCTTGGTGTATCGTTTGTTAAATCTTTAGAATTCTTCAAAGCCTTTCAAGTCACTTTGGCAAATGTCGCTGATTCTGGAACGACTATCGGCAAATATTTGAAAAACCCTTTTATAAAAGTTTCAGGCTTTGAAAGAGTGCTTCTTCGACTTACACAATTCGGACGTTTTATTAAAGGGGTTTTCCCTGTCATTTCTGGAATAGGAAGAGTTGCCGGTACGATATTCAGCGTTGTTGGTCGCCTTGCCAGTATTGTCGGTAAGTTCTTCTTCCCGCTCACAGTTGCAGTCAGTTTGATTCAGGGTGTCGCAGACTTCCTTAGAGGAGGTGGACAAGGTGGCATTGGTAAACTATTTTTGGACATCGGCGACCGCCTTGTGAAAAATTTGACTTTTGGTTTTGTATCACTCCGTGGAATCATTGATGTTCTGGACGCAATCTTTACACAAGTAAGGATTCTTGCGTCTTACCTCAGTCTTGGTCTTTTGGGAGATCGAGATGAAATACGAGCAGGCAGAAGCGTAAGAGCATTCGAGAATCAACGCGACCGAGTTTTCAACGAACTTACGGCATTGGGCTTGGGTAGGGACGCAGCGAACAGGGTTNTTGAATCTGCTGATACAGTTAATGTTTCAGATTTACCTGCCGGTGCAATCANGGANAAACTCGTTGAGTCTGGAATACAAGACGAACTTGATGANCTTCGTNAAAGACGAAGAGAGGCTGCNGCANNGAAATCGAGGCAATCNAGAAGTCCTGNNANTNATCGGAGAAACTTCAANGATGATTGCAGCGACAAATGCAAATATTGATAAGGTCAATGCAGGAAGAGCATCCGATGGTGTNANAGANGCTGGCGGCGGAGTGAGTTCACCACCATCTCGTCCGGCGGTCACTCCATCCACGGACTTCCGCTTCTTGCCCGGAAAAATCTAACAAAAAACCCCCGCCGAAGCGGGGGTCTTTGCACACATCACACACCCGTGATGTTTAGTCCTCTTCGGACAACCGTTGGAAGTAGGACAATGCATC